AGACTATCTTGGTGGTACATACCGTGCACACTACGCTGGTGATGAGGGTAAAACTCAAACACTAGACTTGATTGATTCTATTGGTGATGCAGAAGCTTTCTGTCGATCCAACGCAATCAAGTACCTTTCTCGGTTTGGTAAGAAGAATGGAAAGTCTAAACTTGACATTCTCAAAGCCATTCATTATTGTATTCTTCTAACTCACTTCTCTGGAGTCCTCGAACAACCTAAAGATAACTATGAAACTTTCTGAATCTACTGTCAATCTTCTGAAGAACTTCTCTTCAATCAACCAGTCTATCCTATTCAAAGAGGGTACCAAACTTCGTACCATCTCAGTGATGAAAAACATCCTGGTGGAAGCAAATGTCAATGAGGAGTTTGATCGTGACTTTGGGATCTATGATCTGAATCAATTCCTGAATGGTCTATCTCTTCATGCAAGTCCTGAACTAGACTTCTCCAATGATGCGTATGTGGTCATCAAAGAAGGTCGTATGAGGTCTAAGTATTTCTTTGCAGATCCCTCTGTGATTGTTGCACCCCCTGAGAAAGAGATCACCCTCCCCTCTGAGGATGTGGAGTTTGTTCTGACATCTCAGGATCTTCAACAACTCAAGAAGGCTGCATCTGTGTATCAAGTTCCCGATGTGTCTGTCATTGGTGAGGCTGGTGTGATTAAATTGGTGGCTCGTGATAAGAAGAACGATACATCACATGGATCCGAACTCGTCGTTGGTGAAACTGAAGAAGAGTTTGTATTCAACTTCAAGGAAGAGAATCTGAAGATTGTTCCTGGTAACTATGATGTAGTTATCTCATCTAAACTTCTTTCTCGATTCACCAATCAAAACATCGATGTAACCTATTACATCGCTCTCGAACCCGACTCTTCTTTTGGTTGAGACTGTGACTAAGTGGGAAATTACATACCGACTCCCCTCTACGGGGACGAAGTATCACAAGACAATTGTTGAAGCGAGGTATCAACATGATGCTAGGAAAATCGCAGAAGCCCAAATTCCTTCAGCTACAATCTGTGGGGGAGCTCGTAGGATCAGTTGATGTTCCTATGAGAATTGTGGGTAGTGCTCTCGTTATCACTGCCTACTTTATTGTTCTTCATGTGAGTGTTGGTGTTGGTGTGATGCTACACTTTATTGCAGATTTGATATCTGTACCCTACTTCATAAGGACAAAGTCATGGGACGTTGTTATAATGTTATCATTCCTTCTGGTGATCTCTCTATCTAAACTCCTATGAACATTTTTGTAACGAGCGAGAGTCCTACTGAGTCTGCTAAGGTTCTTCCTGATAAGCATATTGTCAAGATGCCTCTAGAGACCTGTCAGATGTTAGCCATTGTGTGTTCTGACAAGTGGGGTCATGGGTTTGGCACCCTCCCTAAGTCTGATGGTACCCCTTATGCTACAGAGAAGGGAGCCTTCCGTAATCACCCTTGTACGATCTGGGCCAACTCCTTCGTGATGAACTGGCAATGGCTCCTCTCTCACGGTCTTGCCCTCTGTGAGGAGTATAGGGTCCGGTATGGGAAGGACCACACCTGTGAGTCTACTCTCCTCCACGCCAAGACGATCCTCCCTACAGGAGATCCTACAGGAAGGTCTGGTGGTCACACCCCCTTCATCTTCGCTGGTCCTGATGAGTTCAAGTTGGATACTTCAATATCCATCTTTGACAAATACAAGATGTATATTTCATCCAAACCTTGGGTGTCTGATAACTATCTTCGTATTCCTGAACGTAAACCTGAGTGGGTATGAATGAAATCTTAAAAGGAAAAGTAAAGACACTTTTCGAAACAGACAATCCTGAAGAAGTATTGATTCGTTATGAGGACTGTGTAACTGCTGGAAATGGACAGATGATTGATTACCCAAAAGGAAAGGGTACAATCTGTTGTTTGATGTCAGCAATGTTGTTTGAGTATCTAGAATCCAACGCAATCAGAACACATTTTATTGATTGTCCTTCTTTGGATACTATGGTATGTAAAAAACTAAACATTGTTCCTTTAGAAGTCATCTGTAGAAACATCGCAGCTGGATCTATCGTACAAACTACAAACATCGATGAGGGGTTTAGTATTCAACCTCCTATCGTTGAGTTCTTCCTCAAGGACGACAGTAAGAATGATCCTCTACTTACACCAGATCGTGTGAGGTTGATGGGTATCGATACACAACCAATAATACAAATGGCTCATGATATCAACCATCTACTACAACCACTCTTTTTACTATGTGGTATTGATTTGGTTGACTTCAAACTAGAGTTTGGACATGATGCTCATGGTAATCTCTTTCTTGCTGATGAACTTTCACCAGACAATATGAGGTTATGGAGTAAAGACAAAACAGAACGGTTCGATAAGGACTTGTTCCGTAAAGGAGAAGGTGATATAGTAGAAGCGTATAAAGTTATCCTGACCAAGTTGAGACAGTTTGTGTGAAACATATATTATTTGATTTGAAAGGTTGTCCGTTTGAGTTATTGGATGATGAACAACACATCAAAATAACTTTGTACAAAGTTGTACCTGAAACCAAGTCTGAGTTACTCCACCTACAAACTCACAAGTTTGAACCACAGGGTGTAACTGGATTTGCTTTACTGGCTGAAAGTCATATTAGTATTCACACATGGCCAGAAGATGGTATAGCAAGGTGTGATATTTTTACTTGTGGTGATGAATGTGAACCAGAAAAAGCGGTAGAATATCTAGCAGAAAAGTTAGAAGCTAAGTCAACATCAGTTCAAAGTTATGAAAGAGTTTGATTATGGACTTGACTACAAGTCTCTTGACTTTACGAATCCAGAAGTGCGTAAACTTTATCGTATTGGAAGGGGCGAACAAGGAGTACTATTGGTACGGCCTTATACTAACGACATTTGTTCTCATTGGAGGTTTGTAGATGAATCTACTGCTCATGAAAGTTCTAGCAAAATTTACTCCATGTTCTGTGAGTATAAAAGGGAAAAGGATTTCATTGGAATGGATATGGCGAGGAAATTCCTTGAAATGGGTTTCACTCGCGCCAGGAGGTATGCGAATCATTCAAGTGGACGAAAATACAATAAGAACGGTACCGTTCGACCCCAAGAATTAGATTGGGAAACTAGTGAGAAAGCTATGGCAGCAAAAGTGTTTAAAACAAAACGAGACCTTGCTGCATACGACGAAGAATATGTTACAATGAGAAAGCAGTGGAGGGCATCTGAATGAGTCGTGATGAGTTTGTATGGGTCGAGAAGTATCGTCCTCGTACTATTGAAGAATGTATTCTTCCTGACCATATCAAGAAGACATTCAAAGATTTCCTAGATAAAGGTGAGGTTCCTAATCTTCTGTTATCTGGACCCCCTGGTTGTGGTAAGACAACTGTAGCCAAAGCACTATGTAATGAACTTGGAGTAGATGTTTATGTCATCAATGGATCGGATGAAGGTCGCTTCCTCGATACTGTCAGAAACAATGCGAAAAACTTCGCTAGCACCGTATCGCTTCAAGCAACTGGCAAACACAAAGTCATCATCATTGATGAAGCAGATAACACGACCCCAGATGTACAACTCGCCTTACGGGCATTTACTGAGGAGTTTGTTGGTAATTGCAGATTCATCTTCACCTGTAACTACAAGAACAAAATCGTCTCTCCCCTCCATTCCCGATGTGCAGTCATTGACTTCTCTATCAAAGGAAGAGATAGACAAGAGTTGGCTGCCAAGTTCTTCCAAAGACTCCAATATATCTTGGATCAAGAGTCTATTGGATATGACCCAAAAGTTCTTGTCGAACTCATCAAGAAGCACTTTCCCGATTGGCGTAGGGTTCTCAATGAGATTCAACGATACTCAGTGGGTGGCAAGATCGACACAGGAATCCTCGCAAGTTTTTCGGATGTAAAAACGGATGATCTCTTTAAGAAACTTAGAGAAAAAGACTTTCCTGCTGTTCGTAAGTGGGTCGTTGATAATCTGGATAATGACCCTACCACTCTATTTCGTAGTGTCTATGACAATATCTACTCGCATCTTGATGGTCCTGGGATCGCTGCCGCTGTGTTGGTCATTGCGAAGTATCAGTACCAGAGTTCTTTCGTCGCAGATCAAGAAATAAACATGTTGGCTTGTTTAACTGAAATTATGGTGGAGTGTACATTCAAATGATTGAACTTTTAACACAAACAGAATATTCATGGGCCGCCAATCATACTATTGTTGAATTTTTGGCAGGGTATGTATTCGGTAGTGCATTGATTATTGGAGCTCCTGGAGTATTCTTCTTCATTGCTTTTATGCCAGCACTTCAAAATACAAAGGGTCGTATGGTTGGTTATAAAGATCGTAAGGACTATGGTTATTCATCTACCTATGAAAATGGTAAGATGGCAGATCAAAAACCTTATACCCATACATTGAGTTAGTTTAATGATTGATAAACATGGATGGACACAGAGAGACTCTATCTCTGATAATGAATGTATTTTTCTTTGTTTAAAGAATGCTCCTTGTGGAACAAATAGGAAACAAGTTGAACGATTAATTAAGGAGTATGAAACTAAATGAAACATCATATTCCTGATAAAATTAGAGAGAAAGGATTTGTCTGTTTCGGTAGTTTAAATCAGGCAGAACGAGCAGTTGTAATGATGGGTGAGGAAGCTTACAGAGAATCGTTAGATCTTGAGAATGATGATGCTCCATGTTGGAAAATGCCTTCTGGTCAAACATACGGATTTGTGGGTTGGAATACTATGTGTATTCCTACTATGGATTATATTGTATGGAAACTCGAACGACTTGAGAAAATTGTTAGTGGAGAAATACATTAATGGATTACAAAACTTCTGGAGTTGACATTGAAAAAGGAAGAGAGTTTGTAGAAGAACTCAAAACCAAAATCCCTACCATTGGTGGGTTCAATGGAATGATGGAAATACCATCAGGATATGAAAAACCTGTCTTAGTTTCTGGTGCTGATGGTGTCGGAACTAAAATTACTATTTGTAGGATTGGTTTTGATTATACTACTATCGGTCAGGATCTTGTTGCCATGTGTGTCAATGATGTAATCTGTAGTGGTGCTAAACCATTGTATTTCCTTGATTATATCTCTACTAAAACACTTGATAATAATGTCACACAAATTGTAGATGGTATCATAGAAGGATGTAGAATTGCAGAAATGCAACTTTTGGGTGGAGAAACTGCCGAACATTTCAGAGCGACTGACTATGACCTTGCTGGTTTCTGTACTGGTATTGTAGAAAAGAATGAGATTGTTGATGGTAGTAATATTAGAGCAGGTGATGTAGTCATTGGTATTGAGAGTAGTGGTCTTCATAGTAATGGATATACACTCATCAATGATATGTTGTCAAGACATAAAATCTTTTATAAAGAGATGCCAGAGTTATTGACACCAACTACCATCTATGCACCTCTGGTTCAATCTCTTTTGGATGAGGTTCCTATCTTGGGTATGGCTCACATCACGGGAGGAGGACTACCTGAGAACCTTCCACGATGTCTTCCAGAAGGTCTTACAGTTGACGTTGACTATTCTGTTTGGGAGAGACCAGAACTATTCAATAAAATTCAACAGGCAGGGGATATTACTGAGGAAGAGATGCGTAATGTTTTTAACTTAGGTATTGGATTCTGTATAGTTGTACCTCCTAGTGTTGTGGAAGATACTCAAAATCTAATTAACATGAAGTCTTGGATTATTGGAGAAGTAAAATGAAACATTATGATAACTATTGTGTCAAGTTTGATGATGTTGAACTTCGGCAAATCTTGAAAGAAATTAGTAGTGAAGAAGTTAAAGAGAGGATAAGAAGTGTATTAGGAGAAACGATTGATCCTATAGATAAGTTTCACGCAACTATCGCATATTACAATAATGAAGTTTAAAGCACTAGTGTTTATTCGTTTGAGATCTCAGGTTGATGATTCTCCTGGTAATGCTGTTAGAGATGCATCAAGAAGATTGTCTGAACTAAATATCAGGAAACTTAGATTAGGTAAGGTAATTGATATTTGGTTGGAGGCAGACACTGAAGAGTTGGCTAGAAAAGAACTAGATACTCTGTCTGATCGTCTTTACGCTAACCCCGTCATCGAAGACTGGGATTATGATTTAGAAATTATTGAAAGTTTCCCCAAAGGTATTGAGTAATGAATGTAAAAGTATTGAGAATGAATACCGGTGAAGAAGTTGTCTTTACCATGGTAAATGAAACGGATAACACAATCGAGATCGAGAATCCTTTGGTTGGTGTTCCATCAGCACAAGGACAGATCGGTTTTGCACCTTGGGCACCTCTGGTCAAGAACGATGAAACTATTACAATCAGTAAAGAGTTCGTCGTATATCTTGAAAATGTCCAAGTAGATGTGTTAGAACAGTACAAGAAGATCTTCTCCCCCATCGAAACCCCTAGTACAAAACTAATCCTATGAAGAAACTAGTTGCTTTATCTCTCCTCCTTCTAATGGGAGCACCTGCTATGGCTGATTACAGTCAACCTGGTGGTGTGAAAGATAGAACCTGCTATAAAGAAGTCTATAGGGAAGAGTATATTCCTGGAACAAGGAATAGACCTGGTAGGGTTCGTAGATGGACTGAAACTAAGAGAGTCCCATGTAAAGGAGGTAGAAGGGGTGGTCGTAGAACCTCTACCTATACCCCACCTAGAGTGGATGACAACTCCTGTGTGGAGGGTTCAATCCTTGGTGGTATCGTTGGTGGTGGTGCAGGTGCTGTCCTCTCTCAGGGTGATGGTAGATGGTGGGCAATTCCCCTTGGTGTTGTCACAGGTTCAATGGTAGGATGTCAAATTGATGGTGGTTGATTATGGAATTGAAAGATTGGTTGAACTCAATTAACTTTAATAAGAATGATTTGTTAGAGGGGGCCTCCTATCTTTCCAAGGAGTATCCCCCTTTTATTGTCAATAAGTGTGTCGGTGGTCACATGGATACTGTTCTCTTTGCCAATGAGATGAATAAGTATCACTTCCTAGATAAAGACCTTCAGTATAAATTTTATCTAAATATATTGAGAAAAAGGAAGAGATTCTCTCCTTGGGTCCGTAAGGAAAAGATCACAGACCTTGATTATGTAAAACGTTACTATGGTTATAGTAATGAAAAGGCAAGTCAAGTGATGAAGATTCTGACTCCCGAACAGATCTCATACATTAAACAACGACTTGACATTGGTGGAAAGAAATGAGTCAAACTATTGAGCCACAGGTTGAGTGGTCACAATCTGAAATGGTTGAGATTACTCTTAATGAACCAGACGATTTCCTGAAAGTAAGAGAGACACTCACTCGTATTGGTGTAGCTTCTCGTAAAGAGAAGAAGTTGTACCAGTCCTGTCACATTCTTCACAAACAAGGTAAGTATTTTATCGTTCACTTCAAGGAACTCTTTGCCTTGGATGGTAAGTATTCTAATCTTTCAGTGAATGATGTTCAGAGACGTAATCGTATTACTCGTCTCCTGGTAGACTGGGGACTTATCTCTGTGGTCAGTGAAGACTCTATTGCAAATATTGCTCCACTAAATCAGATTAAGGTTCTCCCCTACAAAGAGAAAGGAGAATGGGCTCTGGAAACTAAGTACAACATCGGAAATAAGAAGAGAACTGAACAATCATGATTGTTGTTATTGGTCTGACCGTTGTTGTAATGACAGCATATGGTGTTTATATGTCCTTTGGACCACCATCTAAAAATCTAACAGACTCATTCGAAGAACACGAAGACTAAATAAAACTGAGTCTTTCGTGCAGACTCTACGAATGTCGGAAACCCGAAGACCCCCTTGACAGGGGTCTTTTTATGCCTTACAGTATTGAGGACAAGCCTGACGGCTTACAATCTCTGAATAACTATGTACATCACAATTCCCAAGGAAGGCGTTAACGCCGAAATCAAACAACAAGTAGAATCATTACTTCCTGAACCTCTTGAAGTGGCAGGATGGAAGTTTAATGGTTATGGGTGGCACCGTCTTGATCAGATTAAAACCAAAGACGAAGACGGTAATGATGACAACACAGTGAGAATTGCTGGAACTGGTGAGAATGACGTTCTGAGGAATTCCCTCAGAAAAGGTCTGGACAATTCTAAACTCACTCCCTCTTTACTTCCAAATGGATATCTTTTGGATGGATTTAATCGTCTGAAGAACCTTCAAAAGGAACAATACCAAGAGTGGATCTTTGCTGAATATGAGATTGATGAGTCTACAAAGACTGAATTTCAAAACTATGATAAAGAATATGTTGATGACTTTCGTGCTGCCTCTAATGGTGGAGACGGGGCAAAGGTAATCACCAAAGATGAACTAATCGAACTTGGTCGTAAGAGGTTTGAATTTCGTGTCAATCGTGGTAAAAAAGCAGTTGCTAGGTGGGTACATAGTTTGGATCTGAATCTGAGTAAAGATCAGGTAAATGGAATTGCTCAAACAGTTTCAAAGGATTTCGCTCGTCGTGGTATTATTCAATCTTATTCACGTCAAGAAGCAGAGGATAAAGTGAAAAAACTAGGCACAGGTGCTCATGTTCTGAACACTAAGGATCCCACTCGTGTTCTTCGCATGATCCCCCAATGTCAAAGACACTACATCAACACTGGTAAAACGTACGAGTTCATCACATTCCATAGTGATGCTACTACTCACAATCAGGTAGATGAAAAACGTATTGAAACAATGAAAGAGTTGATGGAAAAAGATGAATTGAACCTGAGGTATGCTGCCGCACGCACAGGTATTGAGTTCAAAACACTGAAGGCAATGGCTGAAACTAGACCCAGTCCTTTTGAGTGTATTGGTCATCTCTCTCAGAAAATTGGTGTTGAAAAAGAAGGACCAGATGGACTTGCTATTGATATGAAGTAAACCGAATAGAAGAAGGGGGTTTCCAACACCCCCTTTTTTGTGCTATGATGTATAATTAGTATGTGGTCGTCGAAAGAGTCCACACTTAACACACTCGCTTAATAAGGAGTCACTATGTCGTATCTCACAAAGTACAACTCTGCCAACATCAATCAACTGATGGAACGGTTGCAGAGAAACACGATCGGAATGGACAATTACTTCGATCGTATCTTCAGTTATGAAGCACAATCTTATCCCCCATACAACCTGGTACAGGTAAGTGAGGATGAGTCTCGTCTAGAACTGGCACTGGCTGGTTTCTCTAATGACGAAGTTAAAGTTTATACCGAACGAGGAAGTCTCGTTGTAGAAGGTAACCGTAAGGCTAACGAAGAACGAACCTATGTTCACAGAGGTCTTGCACAACGTTCCTTCACTCGTAAGTGGGACATCTCAGAAGACACCGAGGTCAGTAAAGTAACCTTCGAGAATGGTCTTCTGGTTGTTACTCTCTCAAGAGTTATCCCAGAATCTCGTAAGAAGCGTTTCTTCTTGGGAGGAGAATGATAAATACCTAAAGGCTACCCTTTAGATATTGTCGCCGATGGGAGGCACCTGGTCAGAATCAGGTTGTCCTCCCCTATTTTTTGCGTTATAATATTAGGAGATACTATCTGAATATGGAGGAACTGAGATGACGGTAAAACTCCTACTCCTTAAATCTGGAGAGGATTTGGTTGCTGACGTTTCTGAAATGAACGTAGAAATTGATGGTCAGAATAAAGTAGTTGGATATTACTTGGATTGCCCACACAAGGTTAAACTCGTTTCAGAGGCACCAAAAAGTGGAACAACAAAGTATCGCAGTAGTATCCAAATGATTGCTTGGGTTCCCCTAAGTAAGGACAGAACTATTCCAATCCCTTCTGACTGGGTAGTTACTATGACAGAACCACTTGATGTAGTGGTAGATATGTTTACAAAGAGAAGAGATCAAATCAATGAATCCGAAATTACTAGTGTTGCCGAACAACCTGATCTTGTTGACTCAGATTGAGGAGGCTGGAGGAGATATCGGTGAACCCGATTGTAAACTCACAGAACCTTTTGTTGTGGGAGATAACAACACTTTAACTCCTTGGTTGGTAGATATTACCAATCAAAATACGTTTATGATCCACTCTGACAAGGTCTTGACGATTGTGGAACCCAGTGGTACACTGGTTGATAAGTATAATGAACTGGTGAAGGAATGAAGTTTTACACGAATTGCCAAGTTCTTAGAAATGAAATCCTAGTTCGTGGATATGAGGATGGAAAAAGAGTTCAGTATAGAGAAGAGTTCTATCCCACTCTGTTTGTCAACTCTAAGAAAGAAAGTGAGTGGAAAACACTCGAAGGCAATAATGTAGAACCCATTCGACCTGGTAATATTCAGGATTGTAGAGACTTCTACAAGAAGTATGATGGTGTAGAAGGGTTTGAGATCTACGGAAATGAGAAGTATTTGTATCAATACATCTCTGAAAAGTATCCAGAAGATGAAATCAAGTGGGATATCAATAAGATCAAACTGATCACAATGGATATTGAGGTGAAGTCAGAAGATGGATTCCCTTCACCTGATTCTTGTGCTGAAGAGATGTTGACTATCTCAATTCAAGACTACACTACTAAGAAGATCATTACCTGGGGTAGAAAACCATACACACCCACTCAAGATAACGTCACTTATCACTACTATGAGAGTGAGATTGAAATGTTGGAGGCATTTATTGCCTGGTGGGCGAATGATTATCCTGATGTAATCACCGGTTGGAACTGTCGTTTTTACGATATTCCATATATCTGTGGTCGTATTGAACGAATCATGGGTCAAAAGAAGATGAGACAACTGTCTCCATGGAACTATGTGAAACACGAAGAGTTGTATATCAACGGTCGTCCCAACAATATCTTCAATATTGCTGGTATCACCACACTTGACTTCATGGAACTCTACAAGAAGTTCACTTATGTGAATCGTGAGAGTTATCGATTGGATCACATCGCATCCGTAGAACTAGGACAGAAGAAGTTGGACCACTCTGAGTTCAACACCTTCAAAGAGTTCTATGATGGGAACTGGAAGAAGTTTGTAGACTACAACATCGTTGACGTGGAACTGGTTGACCGGTTGGAAGATAAACTTCGACTGATTGAATTGGTGATGACCATGGCATTTGATGCCAAAGTGAACTTTGT